AGCTGTTGGTGGTAGAAAGTCCTGCCCAGGTATTATTGTTACCGATGATGTAGAAGGGAATGTAAAGGTATGCTCCCATCTTGTTTTGGGGAAAATAAGAGAGAGTGGTGAAGCGATAGTTGAGACGAAAACAAATACTTTCGGTATTGAAGTTTTATCAGCAGTGATAGTCACACCCCCTAATGATAATAAAGTACCGTTCAGCATTGAATCTGATTTGTAACTTCCTGTCGTTATATTAACCCACAAAAATTCCAAGGGCTGCGCATTGCGTGGCCTTTTTCGTATATAGCTACAGCAAATTACTATCAACATGTTTAATTACTGTAATTAATTTGCTGGTGGTTTTCTATTAATTTAATTTTGGGCACTCCGTAGGGGGTGAAATCATGCGTATGGATAAATATAGCAACGCAGTCTACGGTAGTGCTGGGCTTACAGCATTTTTCGCGAGCCTATCGCTTTATGAATGGGGCTTTATTATCGGGATGGCGTTCAGCATCATTCTAGGATTGGCCACTTTCTTTATTAATAGACGGGAGCAACGAAAGCGAACACGTTTATTTGAAGAGCTCGTTAATAAAACCGACCCACATAACCCATCAGCTACTGCACGAAAAGCCGCCGAACTTATGGCGAAAGCGCCTAAGGATATCTAATGTCACTCAAACAAAAATTAACGGTGCTTGTTGGCGCAGGAGCTTCGGCTATCGCTTTAACGGTGATTGCACATTTTGAAGGTGTTAGATATGAACCCTATGAAGATGTCGGCGGGGTATTAACGGTTTGCTATGGGCATACGGGAAAAGACATTGTCCCTGATAAAATTTATTCAAAAGAAGAATGCAACGAATTGTTAGAGTTGGATTTTATGAGAACTAAACTGCAAGTAGATCGCCTGGTTAAAGTTCCTGTTGATGAATATACAAAAGCAGCGCTTTATTCATTTGCATTTAATGTTGGTACCAGCGCATTTGCTAAGTCGACAATGTTGAAAAGGCTAAATGTAGGTGACCAATACGGTGCTTGTGAAGAACTAAAAAAATGGGTTTACGCTGGTGGTAAGGTATGGCGTGGGCTAGTTAATCGTAGAGAGGCGGAGGCGGCCATATGTCATGGAAACCTATAGTGGTTGTAATTTTCTTTATGCTACTTGCGATATCAATGATTGTATTTGGTGCCTACAGACTCACAGACAATACATGCAGTATTGATAAAGTCAGTTTAGAAAAGCGCTGCCAGAAAGCCATCGATCATTATAAAGGTCAGCAAGTTAATTTTTAATCTCCTATATGGTAATCGCTATGAATACAGTCAGAGTCGCGTTATTTATCGCAGCGTGGGTAGCCATATGGGGAATGTGGAAGCAACATGAGAGAATAGGTGAGCTAAACACCAAGAATGCCGTATTACTCGTCGAGCTGACAGAGCAAGTCAAAATCAATGAAGCTTATCAAGAACGAATTCAATCACTTCATAAACTCGATACTAAACATATTCAGGAACTAGCCAATGCAAAAAGTGAAATTGATAAGTTGCGTATTGCTGCTGAGCGTAATCCTGAGCGGGTGTATATCAAAGCCAGTTGTAAAAAAACCAAAAGCATTACCGCCACCGGCTTGGATGATGCAATCACCGCCAGACCTACTGACTCCGCTATCCGAAATTATTGGTTACTCAGACAACGAATTGCAGAGTCCAAGCAAATGATACTTGGATTGCAGGATTACATTAGAACGGAGTGTTTACGTTAATACCAATCGGTAAATGCTCTTGCAAAAAAAATTAAACTTATGAGGGTAAGGGCACTTAATAAGTAGATGGAAAACTTTAAAAAAAGCGTCGTTATATCTGGTTGTTTTTTATCTTTACTAATAATGAATAGGATGTAGATAAGGATAGGGATAGATATGAGTAAGAGCGCAATGGGGTAAGTATACATATATATTGATACAGCTCTCTTTGTGATGGAATTCTTATCAAATAGTAAAATATATCCTTAACAAAAAAAGCCTACACAGCAGTAGGCTAAAAGATGTTGCTTTATACAATTGAATATCTCTTTAAACATAGTCGGTATTTCAAAGTATGCAAAATGATTTCTAAGAATTTAAATTTATAGTCGATTAAGTGAACAATGAGCCTCCATTTTGGGGCTTTTTAGTAGTCAGATATTGGATAGGTCTCACAGCAGCCTTTAGCCTGGTATGATCAGTCATTGATAATTTGAAATATCTGGATTCACATCTACCCTTTAAATACCCATAATTAATGTAAATGATTGTACGAAAGTGGTATGAAAAACAGAAGTCAACAATTACTAAATGATTCAGCACTCTTAGATGTAAGAATTAGATATTTAGTCAAATTTATACAAAGTAGAGTATTTAATAAACTACCAGATAGTGAAAAAAGATTGTTTGAGTCACAACTTTATTCAATGAAGGCGTTGTCATCTATATTAAAAATGAGAGTAGATATAGTAAATGATGGAAAATAATAATACATAATAGCCAGCCTATACCAGTTTTTATAAGGGAGGTATGAGAAAATACGCAGTAAAAACAAAGAAAAGCCCCAGTTTAGGGGCGAAATAAAACGAAGCAATAATTTGAATACACTATCAGCATAGATGATTAGCAAAGTTTTCACATGAATTAAGTGTAAGCAAATACGGAAAAGAAAATACAGAATTGAGTGTCGTTAAATGTCCAGAGAAACACTAGAAGAATAAATATAGCCTCTAGTGTTTTAGACATGAGAGTAGATTTTTTACTGAGCTGCTCTTTGTATTGCCTCTCCTCCAGCCTCTATGTCTTCACCAACACCTTTAGTGGTGTTACAGGCAGTTAATGTGAAAGCAACAGCTAATGAGCAGATGAGGAAACTGATTTTTTTCAACATATTTTCTTCCTTTTAGTGTGAAGTTATAAGTTACAAAAGATCACTTTTAATTATAGCAGAACAATTTGATTACCATTTTTATCTGCATAGAGCTGTAATACTAGTATTAAACCATCATGTTTATGTGGGATTGGTGTGGCTTGCGGTACCTGACAAATGAAAATGAGCTGCTATATTTTAAGTGTTAATACTTGTTTTGGTGACTAATCAACATTAGCAATAAAGGGTACACTCTATGATATTAAAAGAGCTATTTATCCGCATGCTTTATGTTTTCCAATACTTTGTAATTGGTTTTCTCTTATTATTAACATCAATAGCCATACCAAATTGGTTAGGCAAGGCATCAGTCTTTTTTGTAGGGTAGAATCTAGTAAGTGAGTAGCATTTAGGGAGGCTGTCATGGCAGGTAGTGAAGAGGACGATATTAAGTATTTACCATGGACAGGCGCTGCTTTGAAAGTAGCATTGGTGATGACAGTCGAAGCTATGAAGTTAACGCATGAAGAGGCAGAAAGGAAAAACATTACTGTTGTAGTTGGTCCGTATGTTCGCCCATATAAGGATGTAATGGCCATAGCTGAAGAATATGGTGAAAAAGAAATTCCTAAATCAATGCCCGACATGCCATCAGATATTAAATAGATAACAAGAATTCACCATGAGCCTCGCAATAGCGGGGCTTTTTAATGGCTTCTTCGCAATTAAGTGAGGTCCATATCTTGCTGACGGGTAAGCCGTAAGTGACAAAAGTAACGTAGTGATACGTGATGATGGTTGCAAAAAATAAACCCAATAAAATCAGTAAATAAAAATAGGTACTCATATTGGGGCAACCTCAATCCGTGCGTACCGATTGCTTATCTCTATTCAAAGCGTATCTCACACGCAAACATCACAACCCCGAGACCATTCACAAAAGCGACTTCAGAGGACAGCCTGTTATAGGTGTGCTCGGGTCAGGCTTGTTCTGTGAGAACTGAGGTCTCTTTTTTGAAAGGTAATACATCATGAGTTATCCAAGAGTAAGTGTTAATGGAGTATCCGTCAGAGTTGATAATGAAGGCAGATACAGCTTGAACGATTTGCATGCCTCAGCAGTAATTAATGGGGAAGCAAGAGAAAATCAAAACCCTAGCCAGTTCTTGAGAAGTAAGCAGATAAAGGCATTTGTTGATAAATTAAGCGCAATGCAAAATTGCACTGCGGTTAAAGTTATCAATGGTGGGCTAAATCATGGAGTATGGGCTTTAGAGTTAGTTGTCATTAGATATGCTGCTTGGTTAAAGCCTGAGTTTGAAATTCTCGTTTACAACACATTCAAAGATGCAGCAAGGAAAGGTTTGGATGTTATGGCTAAGCTTAATAAGTTAGATCACGTCATCAACACTGAAACCAAAAATGTAAGTAGCTGTGCAAGAACAATGGCTAACTGGGGAGTTGGTGGTAGGAAGCAATTACTACTAACCGCAAGAGAGCGAGTAGTGAAAGAAGCTCAGATGTACTTACCGAATATTGAATAGGTCGCTCAGCAGCATTTTTTATGCGAAAGTATCTCATCAGCGAATTCTGAGTGAGATTACAATGCAGATAAAGTCCACATTAATGTTTTTAAGTATGCTGCTACTTAACGGTTGCAGTGTTAAAGTGCCAAAGGATATTTCACCTGTTAAGAATTTTGATTTGTCTCGTTATCTTGGGGAGTGGTATGAGGTAGCTAGAATAGATAATCGATTTGAAAAAGGATTAAGTAAGGTCTCTGCTAATTATTCCCTTCGTGATGATGGAGGCGTAAAAGTAGTAAACAAAGGATGGGATTCGGAGAATAAAAAATGGAAAGAAAGTATCGGAAAAGCTTACTTTGTTGAATATTCTGATGTAGGGGCTTTGAAGGTTTCATTCTTCGGTCCTTTTTATGGCGGTTATAATATTATTAAGCTCGATGATAACTATCAATATTCATTAGTTGTTGGCCCTAACAAAGATTATCTGTGGGTACTATCGCGTACTCCAACTATGCCACCAGAGTTATTAAAGGAATACCTTAGTTTTGCAAGTAGCTATGGTTTTGATAGGCAAAGAATATTGATATTTCAATAGTATTTATTTCTTGTGAAAACTTAATAAATCAATGCATGACCCGTCAAGTGCGGGTTTTTTATTGAGGGAAATAGCTAATCAGAAAGTTTATTCCTACAAGTAGACTTACTAATGGGCTAAGGAGATAAAGACGATGGCTAAACTGGATTGGGGGACGCTACAGCAACAGTTCCTCACCGAACACGCTAAATCAGGAATATCCCCTAAAGAGTGGTGTGAAGACCAGGGACTTAATTACGCAACTGCGCGACGATATATTAAAAAGCCAGCTGCGCAATCTGCGCAAAAAACTGCGCGCAAGAAATTGCGCACTGCGCACGAAAAAGAATGCGCAAAAGAGCCTATATGTAATAGCGCAATACCAAATGCGCAGAGTAGAGAGAAAGATAATGCGCACAATGATGAAAGTGCGTTTAACCTGCGCAACTATAAGCTTACAGACCTACAATTTCGTTTCGTCAATGAGTATCTTATCGACTTAAATCGCACGGCTGCATACAAGAGAGCAGGTGGTAAATGTGATGGCCATAATGCCTATGCTAGCGCAAGTCAGATATATAGAAATATTGAGGTCAATCGAGCAATAAGAGACGCGCTAGCAGAACGAGAACGCAGAACCGAAATAACCCAAGATGCTGTATTAAAAATGTGGTGGGATATTGCGACCGCAGACGTTAATGAACTAACTGAATATCGTCGATTGTGTTGCCGTCATTGTTGGGGTTTTGGATTTAACTATCAGTGGCGTGATGCGGTCGAATATGACGATGCTGTGAAAAAAGCCATGGCAGCAAATAAACCGCCTCCGCAAGATGTGGGAGGCTACGGTTACGATGATACATTAGACCCTAACCCTGATTGCCCTCGATGCAATGGCGCTGGAATTGGCCGTGCACATTTTCATGATACGCGTGACTTAACTGGTGCTGCTCGTCGTTTATTCGCTGGTGTGAAAGAGGGTAAGTTTGGTGTCGAGGTGATCACTCGTAATCAAGATGATGCGCTTAAAATGGTTGCGCAGCATTTGGGGATGGTTAAGAACAAGACTGAGATAACGGGTGCTGATGGTGGGCCTATTCAATCGACAGGAATTGACCTTAGTCATTTGAGTTTTGAACAACTCATGCAATTGAGAGCAAAATCAAAGCAGTAAGATTTTAGTCAGTATGATATAACGACATAGTTAAATTTTGGATTGAGCAGGTAGAGAACATGTCCAAATATCGATTATATGCATTGTATTTATTTTCTGTTCTTTTTTTAGGTGGGTTATTTATGAATCAATCTGTTGCCATATCTAATGAATCACCTGAAAGTTTTGTTAGACAGTTTCAACAAGATTACATGGAATGGAATGATCACGCATTTAGCCTTAGAGATTCGAAGCCGAACGAGTATATGGATTTAGCGGGTAAAGCGTGGCGTACGCTATTAACTAAATACACATTACCTGATTTTGTAGGAGAGCCTATTGCATTTGGCTCTGAATCAAGCCATGACCCCAACAAAGAGAAAGTATTGTCAGTAAAGAACACTAACAATATTGCGGTTGTCACAACGCAATATCTAGTACCAGATGGTTATTCACCTATTCATGAATATCATTTAATTTTTCAGGATGGTCGATGGTATTTAACGCAGGTTTATTTAGCTGACGAGGGCCAATTATATCCTGGGCTATAAGTAGGATAATTATGCCAATTATCATTCTATTTAACATAATGGCCCTTACATGCCCTGCGACTTTTCAACTCAGCTAAAATGTCACCTCAAACCGATAAAAGTCTAAATCTTCTTCCTGAATTTAGGCTTTTTATTTGTTGCTAATTTGTTATCAAAAACTTATTTTCCATTTCACTGTCATTTCGAGGTGAAAGGGCTATTTATTCCATTTTAGGTGTGGCTATGAATATCGATTTCAGCTTATTTGATGAAGAGATCGAAAGGGAGATAGCGCGCCGTAGTTTGCATGAATTCATTCAGTATATAAACTCTGAATACATCACAAGCCATTTCTCTCAAACGGTGTGTGATGCGCTCGACCAGTTCTTGATTGACATGATGGACGGGAAGCGCCCTAAGTTAATATTAGGCGCACCACCACAACACGGTAAGTCTGATATTGTTTCCCGTTATCTTCCTGCTTATTTCTTTGGAAAATACCCGAACATGCGTGTTGGGGCGCTGTCGTATTCGTCTGATTTAGCCGGTGATATGAACATCGATGTTCAGCGAATTATGATGTCGGCGGAATATCGTGCATTGTTCCCTAAGAGCTGGTTAGGTAATAAGCCTGAGAATGGCATCGCTGTTAAACGTAACTCTGACGAATTCGGCATTGCCAATCACAAAGGCAGCTATGTGTGTGCGGGTGTAGGTGGCCCATTAACGGGCAAGAAAGTTGACCTCGGTATTATTGATGACCCGATAAAGAACTCGAAAGAAGCACTTAGCCCGACGGTTAAAAAATCGATTTGGAACTGGTACGTTTCGACCTTTAAGACCCGCTTATCAAAAAATAGCGGTGAAATCATCATGGCCACACGGTGGGCGACCGACGATTTATCTGGCCAATTAAAAGAAAAAGCCCCTGAAACCAAAGTGCTCGCATTCCCTGCCATTAATGAGCAAGGGGAAGCATTGGTACCTGAACTTCATCCCATTGATAAACTGTTGGAAACCAAGGCAATACTGGGTGATTATTTTTGGTCTGCCATGTATCAACAATCACCGAAGCCGGGCGACGGTCAAATCTTCCATGAAGAGTTTGTCCGCTATTACTTACCTAAAGACCTACCTGATAAATTCGATAAGGTTATTCATAGTTGGGATATGACCTTTAAAGACAGCGACGGTACCGACTATGTAGTGGGGCAGGTTTGGGGCAAGAAAGATGCCAATGCCTATTTGCTCTATCAAATCCGAAAACGCATGAGCTTCACCCAAACTAAGGATGCTGTGAAGCTGCTCGTGGAAAAATTCCCTGAAGGGCGCCGTAAGCTGGTGGAAGACAAAGCCAATGGCCCAGCGGTAATTGATTCGTTGAAATCTACCGTGTCAGGCTTAATTCCTGTTGAGCCAGACGGCAGCAAAATCGCGCGCGCTCACGCATGTACCGCCGAGTGGGAGGCGGGTAACGTGTGGCTACCACACAAAGACATTGCGCCGTGGATAGTGGAAACCGTGGAGGAAATTACCACGTTCCCATTCGCTGGCCATGACGACACGGTGGATGCGATGACACAAGCGTTGCGTGATTTATATCAGAAGAAAAAAGGCGGTTTCTTCACAACCAAGAGGTAATTCTATGTGGCCGTTTAAAAGGCGAAAAATTGCAGAGCAGATTGCACCGCCGAAGCGGTCAGCATTTACCACGGATTTGTATCCTGCATTAGCAAAAGAGAAGGGATTTAACGGGTTAGCATTACCGCAGCCGATGATTAACGGTGTGGGGATGGACAGTATTGATACTTCCGTTCCTTCATTCAAAGGCGAGCAAGTTTATGGCGTGCCTGAATCACAAGCGGCGTGGTATGCCTCGCAAATGTTTATTGGCAACAATATGTGCGCCATTATTGCGAAGCATTGGCTGGTGGATAAGGCCTGTAATATGCCTGCTCGTGATGCTATTCGCCAAGGGTATGATATTGATTGCGATAATGACGATGACAGTGCTATCAGCAAGAAGCTACGTAAACGCGATAAAAAGTACCGTATACAGCATCATTTGAAAGAACTTATTCACTTTGGGCGAGTGTATGGTGGTCGCTTAGCACTGTTTGTGGTGGAGACCTCAAACCCGAAAGAGTGGTATGAAAACCCGTTCAATCTCGATGGTGTGACCAAAGGAATGTACAAGGGGATCAAGCAAATTGACCCACAATGGGTAACGCCTGATTTAACCGACTCCAATATCCAAGACCCTGCCAGCATGGATTTTTACGACCCTACGTATTACATCATTGGCGGTCGCAAATACCATAAATCGCACTTTATTAAGTTTGTTCCGTTCCCTGTGCCTAACGTGCTGAAGCCGCTGTATAACTATTTCGGCGTATCAGTGCCAGAGCGCATTTATGAGCGTGTTTATGCCTCTGAACGCACCGCTAATGAAGCGCCACAACTGGCTATGACCAAACGGTTATTAACCATCGGTATGGCAGACCCTGAAGGTGCAGATAAGAACACCATTCAGGAAAACATGCTTTATTTTATGGAGATGCGCGATAACTACGGCGTGCAGGTGATGGGGAAAGAGGACGTTGCACAGCAGTTCGACACCTCGTTAGCGGATTTAGATGCCACCATTATGACGCAATACCAGCTGGTGGCTGCGGCAGCAAATGTACCCGCCACTAAGTTACTCGGTACCACGCCAAAGGGCTTTAATGCCACGGGTGATTATGAAGAGTCGAACTACCGTGAAGAGCTGGAAAGTGTGCAATCGAACGACTTAGAAGAACTCTTGCAGCGTCATTACGACATGTTGATGCGTAGCGAAGAACTACCACTGACTGAAATATCAGTGACATGGGCACCACTCGACAGCCCAACGGCGGCAGAGAATGCCGATATTGAATTGAAGTCTGCTCAGACGGATGCGGCTCTAGCGGCTACGGGCGCAATTGATGGGTTAGATATCCGTAAAAAACTGGCAGCAGATAAAGAGTCGAGCTATTACGGCATTGATGTGAACGAGAGTGACTATGTCGAGACGAATACGAGTCCGAACGAAAAAGGCGAAGTGGGCAACCTCCCGCCAAGCAGTATTGAAGGGCAAGCCGCTTCAGTATTCAGCAGCGCCATCTAGCCGTTATCAATGTGACATGTCACGGTTAATCAGCTCAATGATTAAAGACTATGAAAACGTATTTAGTGAATTGAAGGAGGATTTTGACGGCGCCACGATGGATGCCAGCATTGCGAGTCAAACACGGATTTGGCTCAACCGGTTAAAACGCAAGTGGGATAAAATCTTTAATACGCAGTCTAGCGCCATGGCCGATAAGTTTGTTTCCCAAGTCGATATCGGTGCGCAGCGTAATTTAGACGACTCCCTTAAACAGCTCTCTGGCGGTATCACAATCAAAACCCCTGCAATGCCAGAAGCGTTAAAAGACCGAATGATAGCCGCCACGGCTGAAAATGTTTCCCTGATTAAATCGATCCCTAGCCAATTTCATCAACGTATCGAAAGTACCGCCCTACGCTCTATCTCACAAGGGGGTGAGGGTGCGAAAACCTTATTAGATGAAATCAGGCACACTGGCAATGTCACGGAAAGCCGAGCGAATTTTATCGCGGTTGACCAAACACGAAAAATCACGACTGCGGCAAACTATGAGCGCATGAAATCAGCGGGAATTCGTAAGGCTATTTGGCATCACTCAGGGGGAAGCGCTGAACCTAGAGAATGGCATCTAGAGCTGGATGGTGAAGTGTTTGATTTAGACAACCCACCGATTATTGACCCAAAAACGGGCGAACGTGGATTGCCGGGTCAATTACCTAACTGCAAATGCTTTTGGACGCCTGTTATCGATTTTAGTGGGGAAGAAAGTGGCGAGGAGACATGACAAAACGAACCTATGACAACAACGGCTGGCTCGAAGTAAAAGACAACCCCATCTCTAAAGTTGGGGTTTTTGATTATTTGGGGGCAGAGATTGGTGCGCCGGTACCCGATAAAATCTATCGCGTATTGCGGCCACCGGAAGAACTAGCCAGCGAAGCGACGATTA